AACAAATCTTAAAACAATGGCTACTAAAACTTGGCAAGTTAATACCCTCCAACGCGAACTCGCTGATGGGTATGTATCGAAAGTTATCTACCGTGTTAACGGTGAAGACGGTACTTATAAATTCAGAGCTACTGGTGAAGTAGATCTACCAAAACCAGATACACTTGTACCTTATGCCGACCTCACAGAAGCAACTGTTCTCGGTTGGGTTAAGGCTAAACTTGATGCTGATAACGCTGGTACTGTTGCTGCTATTGAGACAGCTGTAGAGAACGGTGTAAACGAACAGAAGACTCCAACAACTGGTGTCGGTAAACCTTGGTAGTATACATCTCCCCACACCGAACCTTCCCAGAGCGCTAGACATCCCTCAGCTGTACCTCAGACAGCCTACAGCGGACGTTCCAGCCTATAAACCTATATTCATACCCCCGAATGATTTAGAGGCCCCTGAGGAGGTTCAGGAGGAGGAGAAGGAAACAACAGAACAGCCCGAATCACCCAAACTAAAGATACCTATTATCGACATAGAGATGCCACTACCGGAAACAGCGGTGGTGGTAACAGCTGTGACAACAGCAGTAATAGCAGTAACAACTACAACCGTTACTCAGTCTTTATTTGAACCCATCAAAAAGAAGGTTCAGAAGCAACTCCAATCTAAAGTTGATGCATGGAAGAAAAAGAAGAAGGAAAAGGAAACATCCTTGACCGAATCAAAGGAAAGCGAGGAGAGTTCGAAGAAGAACAAATAGCCCTCCTTTCTACTATGGTTAGACTTGGCGTAGTTGTCTGGGCTGGTTTTATAATAACCCTCAATTACGTTGAGCTACCTGGGAATATTATTAAGAAATCTGGAAGCTCGGATATCACGTTCGTTGCTTCGATATTTACTGGTGCACTTGCTTCCTTCGGCCTGAACACGGCCAATTCGAAGACTAAAGCAACTCCAGTTGACTGCCCTATGGTAAAGAAAAAAGAATGAAGAAATGGCTTTTACTCTTACTTCTAGCATTCCCTGCAGGAGTAAGAGCAGAGTTAGTCACGCCTCAATTCACCCAAGGCAGTATGAACTCAACAACTACAACGACTCAAGAGATCGTGGAGGAAATAACCACCACGACTTATGGATCAGCATTAAACTCATGGTCAGGAGACAATATAACCCACTCATCAGCGTCTTCAGGCGGAATAACGGACTCAGATTCGATATTCACTATGACAACAGCTGGCTCAGACTTCTCTTTAGAAGTAATAACAAGAGCAGCCAGCCAGGTACTGTCAGTAACAGAGATAGAAAGAGAAATCGACACCTCTTCTACTACGGTATCATTATCAGTATTCTCTCAATAAGTCCTGTAAGAGCAGATGAAGGAGAAACAAATAACACCTCGAATCCAGTGGCAGCTGCTACCGGAAACGTCACAAATCAAGCCGTACAGTTCCAAAACAATGGAGCACCAAGTCGTCAGGTTCTCGGGCCAAACATATCTTGTAACGGTGCAACCATGACCTTTAGCCCATTTTATATGGGCAATCATACCACCCCTTATGATGATGAGATGACTCAACAGAGTTATACCGTAGCTGAGAACTGGGGTGGCCAGATTAACTTCATGGTGCCACTTGATGGTTCTATTGTAGAACGTTGTAAGTCTATTGGTAAACGACAAGAAGAGAAAATGAAGCTCGACTATGAATTAGTTCGAGTCAAGAATTGTGCGGAATTACAGCAGAAAGGTTTTATGATACGTCCTAACACACGTGTATATAAGATGTGTAGTGATGTAATACCTATAGCTGGATTCCTTAAAGAAGTTGCTGCAGCTAAAGCTAAAGCAAATCCCCCACCACCTAAGAAATGGTGGCAGAAACTTAACCCCCTAAGCAAATGATCGTATTAATTAAACCAGTTTTATTCGCCTTTATTAAGTCTACAGCAGTTAAGCAACTGATAATTGATCTACTAGAAGGCTTAGTCTCATCTACTGAGAATACCCTTGATGATCAAGCTGTCGCTATGGTAAAACTAGCATTATTCCCTGGAGATAAATGAAGAAAGCCACTGAAACCCAATTCAATGAATTACATAATCTCGTTACAACAGAATTCCTGAAAAGGGTGAAAAGTGGCGAGGCTACAACACAAGATTTAAAAGCAGCGTGCGATTGGCTCAAGACTAATGACGTCAGCGGTGTTGCATACGAAGGTAATCCCTTAGACCAATTAAATAAAATTATGCCTAAAGTAGACCCTGAATTAATACAACGGAGGATGTATGGCAAGAACGTTCACGTCTAAACCGGGTAAGACAGCTAAATACTATAGGTCTAACCCTAAAGCTGCTGCTAAGCATTCAAGGGATGAAACAGCTCGTAATGATACACCTAAGAAAAAGAAGTATCGTGCTGACCTGCAAAAGCGTCGGAGAGATCTAAAGATTGATGGTAAAGGAAAGAGTACTGGTGATATAAGTCATCCGAGTATGAAAGTCGAATCAACAAAGAAAAACCGCGCTAGAGGCGGAGCACAACGCAAGTAACTATGTCTATTAACAAAAAAGGTTTCATCCGCAAAACTCTGGATGACAAAGAAGAACAGGCTGCAGCTAAGAAAGATCAAGAGAAAAAAGATAAAAAGAAAAAGAAAACAGCTGCTGAACTAAAGAAAGCTCAAGACTCTTTAGCTCGAATTAAAAATCTTAAGAAAGGTAAGAATATAAAGATAGTGGATCGTAGTGGTAACCGAGCTTACGCTTAGGAGGTATGTAGATGGCTTTGAGTTCTAGTTTAGAAAGAGAAGGTGTTCGTACAATACAAATAGGTAAAAAACCTCCAAATGTTGTAGATCCAACAAAACTTACATCAAAAGGTCTTGCTTCTAGAGAAAGGATGCAATGGACAAAACTCTTAAAAGATACAGATAAAGTAAGTTTAAATAAAGCTGAAGCTCTTCATAAGTTAATTATAAAGAATATAAAACGTCAATTATTAGAAGTACCTAAAGGTCGTAAAGAGTTCATTGAATTAGCTCAGAAACATGGTATTAATGAACGTAATATTAAGAGTTGGTTGAAAAAAACTGATAGATCTGGTGGTTATAGGGCTTGGAAAGATATAGCAGATCAGGAAAAATCTTTAAGAAGAGCTTTAGGTGAATTCTTAACAACTAGCCCTGAATTTTTAAATGAACAAGGAATACTACAGGTATTGACTGAAAATTCAGAACGTGTTACAGGAGATTATTTAGCTGATTATTTAAAAGGTTGGGATAGTTATTTCTCTGGAGAAAAAGCTGGTAAAGTTGTGCATCACCAAACTTTATCGAGTTTAAGAGATATGCTTAAAGAAGCTTCTCCTAGTTGGGTTAAGAAGTTTAATCAACTTGCTAAAGATTCTGGATTTCAGATAGGTGATAAAGGTGGGTTAAAAATAGATCCAATAGCTCATATGCCTTTTAATACCCCTAAGGCTAATCCAAATGTGTGGAATATTAAAGGTGTTTTAGCAGATATGCTGGCTACTCCAGATTCTAAATTCACACCAAAAGGGGCTTTAATAATTGCTAAAAATGATGGTTCAAAAGCAGCCAAAATTATAAGACGATTGGAAGAAATGGGTGCTCATAGTACTGATTATGGAGGTACTAGAGGTTACTTTGCTGATAAAAATCTAGCAAAACTTGCACCTGAAGATGCTTTTAAATCAGTTAGGAATGTTCTTGGTGCCGAATTACAAATAGGACAGCAAGGCTCTCGAATAGATAAAAGCTTAACTAATTGGCAGAAGTGGGCTAAAAAAGGAAATAAAACTACAGAGGAAGCGTTAGATGGTTTAGGAAGAATTTTAGATCATCGTAAACCTGAATCTATAGCAAGCCTTATAACTGAAGCTGAGTTAGATAAAATTGGTCCTACATCACCAATAGATCCTACTCGATATACACCGCCTAATGCTATACAAGGTCCGAAGCTTCCAGAACCTAAAGGTGGTGTACTTAGTATAGCAGGTGGAGGGAAGCGTAAATTTGTATCACCTGCTATGAAGCGTCTTGGTCTAGGTGCTGCTGGAATGTTAGGACTACCTATCATTGGTGGTCAACAAGGTCATGCAGCAGGTATGTATCAACAAACTGGTGATAAGAAATATCTTAAAGATTTAGGCATTGCTACGGGTAGAGATTTTGCTACTGGAAGTGTAATTGGTATAACAGGTAAAGCTATCGCTAAAAGACAACTTACTAAAGGTTTGATTAGACAAGGAATAGTTAGAGGTGGTCTTGGGCTTGGTTTAAGAGGTGCTGTAGGTGCTGCTGTGCCTATCCTTGGCTTAGGTTTAGCTGCTTATTCTGCTTATGATATGGCAAATCAGTATTCAAAAGCTACAACAGGTAAAGGTCTTGTAGGTCGTGCAAAAGATTTATTAATTAATAAAACACCTTCAGAAGGTATCACAGCAAAAGATGTAGATTACTTTAAAATAGCACAACAACCTGCAGTTGATTTCAATCAATCACTTACAATCGCTAATAACTAACTATGAGCTTTAGAAAATCATTTGACATGGCAGGGATGGGTGTTGCTGCACTTCAAAAAAAACAATCTGGAAAATCATCTCTTAGAGA